ATTACTCACCCCGGGGCGGTCGTGACCATCACCGCCGCCGATGCTGGCGTCCATTTTTCTGTGATCAACGACAGTGCTCTTACCGACATCACCGTGGCTGAAGCCGTGACGACCACCGGCTCCGTCGAGGACTTGACCGCCATCCTCAACGCTGGGCACACCGGAGACTGGTACGCCGTCGCCTGCGCGAACGCCTCCGAGTCCGCTGGTGTCCAGGTGGCCGACACGCTCGCTCTGGCCCCTTTCGTGGAGGCCCTCCTGCCGAAGCACGTGTTCTTCAACCAGACCAGCGATACCGATGCCAAGACCAACGGCGGGGCCATTGCCCCTAACTTCCTCTTTGCTAAGGCGTTCCTGCGATCCCCCTGGTTCTACACCGAGGACCCGGGCCACTACCCGGCGGTCTCCCTAGCTGGTCTCTTCTCAGCCTCGCAGCCTGGGGCGATCGACGCGAACGGCAAGCCGCTTCCTGGAGTCAGCCCCACGAATCTCACCCAGACCCAGATCGCCAACATCCAGGCGAAGAACGGGAACTACTACACCCAGATCGTCTCCGGGGCCTCGAGCCTTAACGGCGTGATCGACGGGCGGTGTCCGAACGCGCAATGGATCGACGACCTGGTGGGGACCGACTTCATCGCGAACCAGATGACGGTCGAGACCCTGAACTATCTCTTTTCGCAGCCGAAGGTCCCGTATACCGATGCCGGGATCAGTTCGATCGCGAACATCCTCAAGAAATGGCTAACCTTCGGGGTGAACATCAACCTTTTCACCAACGATCCGAAGCCGAGCATCACCCAGACCCCGGCCAGCCAAGTCAGCTCCACGCTGAAGGCTGCCCGCAAGGTCGACTCGACGGTCCTGACGTTCCAGGCGTTCCTGGCGAGCGCCATCAATAAGGTTCAGATCACCGGCACAGTCTCGTTCTAGGAGGACGACATGGCGGGAGTTAAGACATACGACCCGAAGAAGGTCATCATCACCCTGGGGCCGACCGTCATCACCGGATACGCCAAGGACACCTTTGTCAAAGCGGGCAGGATCGCCGACACAGTGACCTCCGAGGCGGGCGCTTCCGGCGAGGTGGCCCGGGCCTTGAACGCCGACCATCGCGGTACGATCGAGCTGACTCTCATGCAGACCAGCATCTCCAACGACTTCCTCTCCGCCCAGGCCGTAATCGACGAGAACACCGGCGCCGGGGCATTGCCCTTCCTCATGACGGACCTGCGGGGCACCACGATCCTCTCGGCCCGGAACGCCTGGGTCAAGAAGTATGCCGACTCCGAGTTCGGACAAGGGCTCTCCAACCGCGCCTGGTCGATCGAGACGGACGAGCTGGAAATCTTCGTCGGGGGCATCCTCCCGGCGAGCTGATCCCTTTAGCCTCGACAATTTAAACCCATGACAGGGGGAAGACCATGAAGGAAGACCAGCAGCTGACCATTGACGGCGACAAGTACGTCATCCGGAGCATGAAGACCTCCGAGGGAGCCCGGACCCTCATCCGCCTCGCCAAACTCGTCCTGCCGAACGCCCAGGGCGTGGGCTCCATCTTCGACGCCAAGAATCAGCTCCTGGACCTCTTCGACAAGCCCATCGACTTCGAGGCCTTCCTCAAGGCCCTCGGGGAGCGGATGGACGACGAGGCGATCATGGGCGTCGTGGAGACAACCCTGAGCCCGCTTTCTGTCGTGCGGGGCGGCAAGATGATCGAGCTCCGGGACGCCTACGACGAGCACTTTAAAGGGAGGTACGAAACCCTTTTCAAGGTCTTCTTCGCCGCCCTCCGGCACAACTACGCGAGTTTTTTCGCGGACGTCCCCGCAATAGTCGCCTCTTTCCTCAACCTGAAAAAGGCGGCCCCGACCTCACAGGCTTCGAGCCCGAACCAGTCCACGCAGAAATGACCGTCTGGGGCCTTGTGCTCCGGAACGTTGCCACCCTCCAAGAAATAGAGCTACAATGGGACCTCGCCGATGTTGAGGACGCCTACGAGCTCCTCGACCTTCAGGCGGAGACCCTGGCCTTCCTCAAAGCCCGGGAGCCCAAGCCGGAGGAATAGATGGCCGTCACGCTGCGGGAGCTCGTCACCAAGTGGGGCTTCGACATCGACAACAAGCCGCTCCAGGAGCTCGGGAAGGACATCTTCCTCCTGAAGGAGTCGCTCGAGTTCGTCAAGGAGGTCGGCAAGGCCGCCTTCGACGCCACGTTCGGGCTCGTGAAGGAGCGCGGCGAATGGGGCAAGAACCTCGAGGAGACCGCCGAGCAGCTCGGGATCAACGCGCAGCGCCTCCAGGCCTACGACCAGCTCGCCACCCAGAGCGGCGTCCAGACCGAGAGGTTCCGGATGGCCCTCCAGCGCCTGAAGGACTCCGCCTTCTCCGTCGCCTACGAGGGGAACAAGGAGATGGCCGAGATGTTCCACTACCTCGGGATCAACGTCGAGGACTCCAACGGCGAACTCCAGGACTCCGAGCACCTTCTCCTGCAGCTCGCCGACGCCATGAAGAAGCACTCCAAGGACACGGCGTCGAGTGCCTTCCTGTCCAAAATCCTCGGGACGCGCTTGGCCGACCTGAAGCCGATGCTGGACCTCGGCGGGAAGGCGATGGAGGACTACGTCAATAACCTGATGAGGATGGGCCTCATCACCGACGAGCAGGGCATCAAGAAGCTGTCCGAGTTCGACACCAAGCTCAAGACCCTCGGGTACACCTGGGACCAGACCAAGAACAAGGTCGCCATCGAGCTCGCCCCGGAGATGGTGAAGATGATGGACCAGCTCATGCGGTGGCTGACCAGCGCCGAGGGGCGCCAGGCCATCAAGGAGTTTGCCGAGGCGGTGAAGGAGATCGCGGAGGCCCTCGCCGACATCCTCCAGCGGATGAAGGGCGGCCTGCCGATCCTCAAGGAGTACCACGACCTCGGGCTCGTCGTTAAGGGCAAAAAGAGCCTCAAGCAGGCGATGGCCGAGAACTACCCCGAGCAGCAGCCCGGTTACGTCCCGCCTCCGAGCCTCCAGACCAGGGCCTTCGCGTTGGCAGGCATCCGCCAGTCGAGCTTCACCATGTCCCAGATGTTCAACCTGTACGTCTACGAGGCCAAAAACCCGCAGGCCACCGCCACGCAGCTCGCCCAGGAGATCGGGAAGCTGACGACGCAGGGCCACCGGAAGGCCGTGCGCGCAGCGCAGCAGGGGAGCTTCTAAATGTCCGACTTCCTATCCCCCCTACCGCAGCCCCCCCTCGGCAGCTTCGGCACGTTCCTCTTCCCGTCGAGCCCGCAGGGCTTCGTGGACCCGGCCCTCTCCGCCGAGAGCCCCGACAACCCGACGCCCGGGAAGACCGGGCCCGTAGCCCTCCAGGTCGACGTCATCTCGTCCGAGGCCCCGGAATGGACCGGCCAGCTCTCCCAAAACCCGCTCGAGAAGGGCGGGACCGTCTCCGACAACAACCGCATCCTGCCCCGGAAGCTGACGATGACTTGCACGATCAGCGACGCCGAACCCCTGGAACCCAGGCAGGGCACGATTCCCCTTGGAGGCAATGCCAAGTTCGACGCCCTCCAATATCTCGACGCCAAGTTCCAGGCCGGGCAACCGTTCGACTTTATCAGCGGCCTCGCTGTCTACGAGACAATGTGCATGACCCGGCTGGTGGTCGACCGCAGGGCCGAAACTGGGCGGGCGGCGAAGTTCACCGTGACCTTGGAGCAGGCGATAATCGTATCCTCGCAGCTCGTCGGGATCGACCCCGCCAACGTGTCGCCCGGGGCCGCCAATAGCGCCGCCACACCGACGGACCTGGGGACGCAGGTCACCACACCGGACACAGGGTCCACGCAATCCTCGGCGATCGCGAACCTGGACAACACCAAGTCGATCCTTCCGAGGGTGGGCTCATGATCCAAGACACGACAGCCTTCCGGGAGGTCCCGGTCACAAGCTCCGCGCCTGCCTACTACGAGCGGGTCGCCCTCGACGGCAAGACATACCGCCTGTTCTTCCGGTTCAACGACCGGACTGGCTTCTGGCTTATTGACCTGTTCGACTCCCAGGGGAATCCTCTCGCCTACGCCATCCCGCTCTTTCCCGACTATCCCCTCAACTGGCGCTATGCCCAGAGGGTTCCCGGGATGCCCCCAGGCCTTTTCTTCTTGATTGACGAGGCAAGTCCTGGCCCAGCCAGCGATGAGGTGCCCGGGCGCAACGACCTCGGGAATGGTTTCTCTTTGCATTACCTCCCGGCAGGTTCCTAATGGGTGTTTTCTTTCAGCGCCTATTCGGGCGCATCGCCTACGCCAACGTCTATACCCGCCAACCGGGCGGGGCCGTCGACCCGATCGCCTTGACCGTTAATACCCGCCTCAAGTTCAACGTCGAGAAGGTCAGCCGCGGGTTCGGCTGCTCGGCCGATATCGACTTCTACAATCTGGCCCCCGCTACCCGGGCGAAAATCGAGACGAAGGAGACCATCGTCCAGCTCTTCGCAGGGTACGGGAGCAAGGACAAGGCGGGCCTCATTTACCAGGGGGACGTATTTGTGGCGACCACCAAACGCTCCGGCGCCGACATCATCACCACGGCTGAGCTTTTGGCAGGCGGATTCGCAAAGCCAAACGCCCAGATCGCCATCCAAGTCCCCGCAGGCGGAACATACAACGACGCCGTCACGCAGGCCGTCGGGCAGCTTCAGGCCACGGACCCGACCATCACCCGCGGCACGATCGTTTCTCTGCCAGCTACCCCGAACTTCCCCCGGGGGTTCTCGTACCTTGGCTCCTTCGATGGGCTCATGGACTACCTGGCGAAAAGCAACGGTTTCGAGTGGAACGTCAACGACCACGTCTTCAACCTGTGGCCGTCGTCCCTGGGGACCGGAAATGGTGGCTTCCTGCTTTCTGAAAAGACGGGCTTGATCGACGTGCCGTCCAAGGACATCGAGGGCTTCTTCGCAGGCGGCTCCGCTCTCTACCACTTCAAGAGCCTCCTGAATAACAAGCTCAACAACGGGGACTTCGTCACCCTCCAGAGCGACAACGTTCCATCCGGCAGCTACCAAATCTACTACCTCCAGCACACAGGGGACACGCACGAGGGGCAATTCGTCACCGAGATCGAGGGCTTCTACCAGGCGGCCGCCGCGTGACCCCCGACCAGCTCCAGCAGCTCGTAAACAAGAACCAGGGAAGCCTGACCGCCCAAGAGGTCATCCGCGAGATCGTGAACGCGGTCATGTCCGAGTTTCATTTCGCCATGCCGGGGATCGTGGTCGCCTACCATCCAGAGGACGACACGGCGGACATCCAGCCAGCTTTTAACCGGCAGTTCCTCGCCGCCGCCTCCCCGACGCCCTACAAACCCATCCCCAGGGTGCCGGTCTGGTATCTGGGGCCTTCCAAGGGCTGGATCCACTTCGCTCTGGCCGCGGGTGATCCGGTCCTGCTGGTATTCAACGAGCGGAATATCGACACGTGGTGGACCACGGGCAGCCAGGCGGTACCTCCCGACCAAAGGATGCTCGGCCTCTCCGATGCCATTTGCCTCCCAGGATGGCGCCCGAATCCTCAGAAGATCACCCTCAAAGGTGCCCCGGACAGCTTCGAGATGGCCTTCGGAACTGCCTGGATCGAGATGACAGCCGCCGGGAAGTTCAAGATGGAGAACGCCGGGGCGAGTCTCAAGGGCATCCTCTCCGACATCGTGTCCATGATGTCGAATGCCAGCACATCCCCCTCTGGGGGGCCCATCATCTTCACCTTTCCCAACCCTGGAACCGTGAATGGTGAAATCGTGAACCTTTTGGCATAGACTGTCCCCATGAGCGCCCTATTGACGGACCCCATCACCGGCGACCTGGTCATCACCAACAACGAGCTCACGTTCGTCGACGGGCCGCAGCAGGTACGTCAGCGCCTCGCCTCGAGGCTCCGGATGTTTCTCGGGGAATGGTTTCTTGACTTGTCCGATGGGACGCCCCTGCTCCAGCAGGTGCTCGTGAAGAACCCGACGAACGCCGAGGCGGCGCTTAAAGCCAGGATCAGGGGAACGCCTGGGGTCCTGGGGATAAATTCCTTTTCGCTGACAGTGG